AAGAACGGAACGCCAATAGCTGGAGCACCTTCTCCCAAACCAAGGTTTTCGAGAGCCGTTGGTACTGTGCCGTCCGATTTGATATCGCCAAACGGATTTTTGCGGCTTAACAGCAACGCGCGAAGCGCGGTAAGTAGCTGATCCGTTTTTTTGGGGTCAGGTTGAATATGTGCACCACCAAGAACATTAAGGAGTTCCTGCTGTAAATCACGGGTTGCCCCCTGCTGATTGTTTAAATAACCAGCAGTCACGAGGGTTCCTTCTATCCCCTGAGTGGGGTCACCATCATGAAACAATTGATCCGGTGTATTTATCGGGGGCATCAGATTTTGCATTACTGCTCCTCCTTATATGTGAAATGGCAATAAGTAAAAGCGGGTTTAAGGTCTTTAAATGTTTCTTCCAGTACAGGGGCACCAAAGGAAAGTAACGGCTCCCCGGCAGCAGATACTCCGGTTCTGAATCTGTAGGCTGGCGTTCTGCTTCCTGTGACATTAACCTGCCAAATCCATCGGGCATCTGTTATATAGAGACGATCACCACATCGGTTTATCCCCGCTCTGAATGGATGAAGTTCAGTAATTGTTATGGTGTACCCGAGGCTGGCTGCAAGTTGTTTAAAATAAGGGATAGATAACCCACCAGTTGCAGCCATCTTTATAAGAATATTTTCTCGGCGTTCCTGCTGTGTGGCACCGTCGCGGGGTATTACTCCATACACTCGTTCCCAGTCAGACAGCGTCATGGATGCGTAAAATGGTGTGACAGATGCAAGCACTCGTGCAGCTGACGCTTTTACTTCATCCATAATGGCTGCTTCTGCGTTCAGTTCTGCTGAAATATATTTCCCGTTCGGGTCATAGCTGACCGGTGGTAACATGGCACGAAATAAATCAACCGTATTCATGTATTAACTCTCCCGGGGAAATGGCTGGATATCAATACTCCCCGGACGCAGCCACTCCCATGTGGATTCATTGACAACTGCTTTTACATTATCTGACGGCATAATAATTCGCCGGTCACTGACGCCAGAAATTAATGAAATCTGAGTTTCCAGTTGTGAAATAATTAATTCCTGCCCCGGCTCCAGCCGGTTCATAAAATCCGTGATAACTTCAGTTATCTGTGGTTTTATCTGTTCAACAGTAAGACCACTGGTTTTTACCCGGACAACGAAATCAACGGCTTTTTTCGTCGGGGCCAGCACCATCGTGTCCTTCGCTGTCACCGGGCGGACTTCCTCAATATGTGCCAGCACGGCATTAATCAGTTCCTGCGAAGGGAGGTCATTGGCTGACGTAATGGCCACATCAACCGTCCCCAGTCCACGACGCAACGGCTCCACATACGCAGACGTAACGCCATCCACTTCCAGCGCCCAGCGTTTGTAATCATATTTATTACCGCCAGCGGGCGGCCTGCGCAGAATATCCAGATAACGCGCCAGCAGGTCGGCGTCGCTTTCCCTGTCCGTTCCGCCGGTCAGGGATTTAATCGTCACCGTGCTGTTGATGCCTTCAGGTGGGCTGACCAGCGTTGCCGTCTGAGTCGTGGATGCATTCGTCTGTGCACCCGTGGCAGTGCTTTTTACCGTCACCTCTGCGCTGCCTTCATCACCGACGGTGCAGTCTGCTGCGGTGGCCACGCTGACACCTTCACCACGAATTTCCGCACCGGCTGGCAGCGTTTTACCGGGTGTGCCGGTAATCACTGCCGGACCGGATGAGGCCGTTGCTTTTTTACGAAAAACATTGCGCGTGCGGCAGTGCAACTCCAGATATTCAGGGTCTGCCGTATCAGGAAACACCTGACGGAGTATCCACCCCTGATGCATATACAGTCCGTCCGCCACGCCGGATACGGCATTTGCACGAATGCGGTAATCGCTGTCAGCGCCGGTGTCGATGGTTTCGCCCGGCAGGGCGTTAGCGATATCACGTAGCTGGCGTTCTGTGTTTTCAGCAACGCCCGGAACAGGAAACGGCATTACATAATCCTCACAGGGTGTTCAAACGTCTGCGGTGTGCCCGCGTTATCCGTGACGGTGATTAACAGCAACAACCAGCCGCGCTGCCCCGGTTTTGTGTCAACGGTAATGGATTTTGCCCGCCCGTCATCGAGCAGGGGCTGAAGTGCCTGGCTGGCATACTGCGCCGCAAGCTTATGAACACGGGAAACGTCTTTTTCCCGCTTCAGCTCGTGCAGGCGTGACCCCAGCGACGCATCCGCCCAGTAACTGCCAAGCGGCGTCGCCAGTCGCAGATAAACCGCGTTATGAAGGGTATAAATCCGACGGCGTTCGTAGTCGCCGGTTGCAGGTGAAATCGTCTGGTCCATGCCGCCAGTCTGGCAGCATGGACAGGTCAGAATCAGGTGAGGGTGTTCAGCACTTAATTAACCGGCGTGTCAGACATGCCGTGTGGGGTTGGATGTTTGTGCGTTCCGATTTTAACGCCATTAATGGTGACGTCAACGGAGGTAATCACTCCACCCACATGGTTGATATTGCCTTCAAAGGTGGCAGTGTATCCCTTGCCCCCACTGATGGCCATGCCACCGTTGCCGGTGATTTTGCCTTCCACCGTCAGCCTGTCACTGGCTGTCAGTAACGGTGTCGTGAATGTGGCGTTCTCCTCTGCCTCAACCTCGTAGCGTTTGCATTTCACGCGATAAACGTCACATTCGGTTTCAATAACCCGTCCGCGCTTCAGTACGATTTTCGCGCCTTCATCGGTATACAGGGCCACTTCCCCGGGTTTCAGTTCCGTCAGACGATATGCGCCGTGCTCTGTGGCCACCACGACAGTATGGGAGGTATTGCCGTTCAGCGGAACGGCAATACCCATTGAGCCGGGCGGCGGGGATGTGGTGAGGCCGTAATGCTGAAAATACTCCGCACCGTCCAGCTGTTCGCCTGCCAGCCCGTTAAGCTGAAGCAGCTGTACTTTGGTCGAACTGTCCACCGTACCGGTCACCACCCTGAATGCCTGGCGAACGGCGGCCAGTGCCTGCTGTACGCGCTGATTAACTTTGTCCCACATCATTTCTCCCAGACCTTAACAATGGCGACCTCTTTTTTCTTTTTGCCCCTGCGGTGATGGCGTTTCTTCTCGCGCGGGAAGGCATCAGGTATCCACACGCCGTCCTCCTTAAAGCGGAGCCGGGTTGTCTGCCCGTTCCGGCCTCCGCTGAACTCACGCCCCATCAGGAAAAAGATGGCATCAATGCCGTGGAGTTCGCTGACAATCCGCACCCGCTGGCCGGGCTGCCACAGAACACCATCTGCCGTGCGATGACCTGCAACCAGCGCGACGATATCCAGCCCCGACAGGCGGGCATCACTCATCATTTTTTTTGCGCGCCAGTTCACTTGCTCCAGATTGCTGGTGTCGCCCTGGGTGATTATCTGCGGGCGGTAATAATCCACGGTGGGGTCGGTGGCAACGGCTTTCATGTTATGAATGCCTGTCTGGCCACTGTCCGTATTACCGCTGTCCTGCCCGGACAATGTGCGCACGCTGCCGTCCTCGTTCCAGATATCCAGCGGCACCACGGCCACCTGTTTCTTGCTGTCTGCGCGGCGGGCGTGGCTCTGGGCCAGCACAGTAAGTTCGGAGAAACAGCCGTTAATGGACCGGGTATCGTCCAGCTCCATCACGTTGTTCCCGGTGCCGTTCAGCTTCAGAATCAGCGTATCCACCGGCGTGGTGGTGTAGTCAGGGCCACCCACAACCAGCGTCCCGTCAGGCTCAAACCACGGCCATAAGCCGCGACCGGCGGCAGCTTTGGCCAGTGCATCCCACGCACGCATCCCCGGCTCAATAACGACTTTGTCATTACGTGACACACCGGACGCCTGAATACGGATGCGCTGTATCCCCAGCGGTCTGACAATCCTGTCGATGACCTCGTCCAGCGTCAGCTGGTTGGCGCTGAACACTGGCGCGGCACAGTCCACCAGGATGGCGGCATCATCACGCCCGGACAGGGTCAGCGTGCAGCTCTGACGGGATACACTGCGGCGCACGCTGTCTATGCGCCCACTGAGCACCGTTTCGTCTCCCACCTGCAACCGGATTTGTGCGCCCCGGACGATATCCGCCGGGAACACCTTTTCAGGCAGCCCCAGCTGAAGCTGCCAGCCGTCGGCAGCTTTCAGGAAATCGCTGTCAATACGATAACTGTTCCAGTCAGAATGCGACCTTCCGGCAATGACCAGGCTGATTTTGTCTTCGTTATTTTGCGTAGGCATTAATGACCACCCCGGCGGTTATGTTGTTCGGGTCACGCAGCTGCGGGTTCAGACGTTGCAGTTCTGCCGCACGACTGTAATCACCGTACCACTGCCACGCCAGCAACAGCAGACAGCTGTCCGCCTGCACCTGTTTCTGCGTCAGCGGTGGGCGGCGTGACAGAACCAGCAGGCCGACATCCTGCACGGATGCCGCCACGTTTTTCATGCTCTGAATGATTTCCGGGTACATCAGCCCCAGCGGTGATGCGGTTTCGGTTATCCGTTCGCGTTCGCCTTCATAGCGTTCACGGAACAGCGTGATGGCAGCCTGTAAGCGGGTGCGCACATCCCCGACCAGTCGCCCGATATCCGCCGGTATAAGCTGTTCTGACTGCGCATCATCAACCAGTATCGCCATTGCAACACTGGCCAGTTCAGATGCGGCCTGTGTTGCGTAAACTGCTTTCACATCCTGCACATCGTCTGGCGAGGCATCCGCAGGAAGTACCACCTCCGGTACTTTATCGCCACTGACCAGGGCAACAGGCAGCGCAACAAATTCATCCATATCAGTGATGACCTTATTCCAGCAGTTCATCACTGTCGCAGAACTGGCGACGGTCGTCTCTCCTGCCAACCCGGTCCGGGTGGCAGAATCAACACGTTGCAGAACCGGCACCGGTTGCCCGACATCTGATGTGTGGATTTCCAGCACCTCTGCCAGTTCATTGATAAATTTTCCGGGTTCGCCTGCCAGTGACACGATATTATCGACAGTGGAGACAAAATCACTTTTGAAAGACAGCAGGGTATTCACCAGTGTGGCACGCACTGTCTGGGCTTTTTTAATCATGCTGTTAACGGTATTTAAAGGTGCAGCAACGGCATCAAAAAAATCACTTAACCGCGCCTGTAAAGTGTCCAGTTCATCAAACAACTGTTGCGCGAACAGCTCCGGTAACGGGGTGCTGAACAACGCGCTACCGGTGCGGTTCTCCAGAAAGCTCATGTCGATGGTGCAGCTGTCCGGGCTTTCTGCGTCATGGCGAATGCTGTAGCCGGTCACAATCACCGACGGTACGGAGCCGTAAACCGGGTGAATCAGCTCACCATCGCCGCCTTCGTCCAGGGCGGCGATCAGCTTTTCGAGTTTATATTCGTAATACTCCCCCCACAGGAACGCCGTCATGCGGAACGGTCGCGCCTTGCGCCCGAGGTCGTGCAAATCCGCCCCGTCAACAAACGGGTATTCATAGACCGCATGGTCGCGGCTGATTTGTTCATCCGTGTTCAGTACATCAAACTGCACGCCACGAAAGGAGGCGTTTTGCAGGTTTTCAGCCCAGCCCATCAGTAAGTTCCTCCCGTGCTTCTGTTGCCGTCCTGAAGGTTGTATTTGTTCACTGCCTCCGCCACGACCTGACCATCGAGCACCAGTTGTGTGGTGAAATTAATGGGGCTGGCAGGTGGCCCCCAGTGCGTAAGGTATTCCGGCTGGGTGATGCGTCCGGGTTGCTTTGATGCCGTTTCAGACGCTGCCATTCCGGCTTGCTGTCGGACTTGTTCTGGTGTTGGCAGAGAATCACCGGCGATAACCCCGGTTTTTTTCAGTTCGTCAAGATACTGCTGGATCCATTTCTCGTTTTCTGTTGAGTAACCTTCGCCAAACTGCCACCACGGCTGATATTTTTCACGGGCAGCATCAATCAGCCACTGAGGATATTTAGCCCGTATATTTTTCCAGCGCTCCTCGCTTCCTTCGACGGCGGCGTCTTCTTCCGGGCTGGTTGCAGTGGCCAGTGCCGTAACGGTGCCACCGAAAGAAAGCAGGCTACCGGCGATGCCGGGGAATTTAAATCCTTTGCCTTTTTTGACCGTGTTTTCAATTACATCACCGACAACCTCGTCAGTCTTGCCACCGGGTTTACCCCCGGTCAGGATTTTGATCCCGGCCCATGTCAGAGCCGCTGCGGTCATCGCTTCAATTGCGGTCGTGGCACCCACCACTGCTGTGGTCAGCCCCGGAAATTTTTCACCCGCCCAGCTTATGGCATCGGCCACAGTACCGGATGCATCCGCCAGCTTTTTCACGCTGTCCATTTGTGAAAATTCAAGCGTGTTTTTAGCCTGTTCGGTTTTAAAATCATTTGTACCTGACATGAATTTAAAATCCAGATCTCCGGCGCGCTGACCTTCCGGCAGGGTGCGTTGCTGACTGATTTCAGTTTCGACCTGCTTTCGGTATTCCGGGTTATTCCTGTAAGCCAGGATTGCCTTCAGTGCCTGCATATCACCAACAAGCTCACCAACACCGAACCCCTCAAGAATTTTCGCCATAGACTCTAGGATTTTGTCCTGCTGGCCTTTGTCTTTTGTTGCTGCCAGACGCTTCTGAAGCTCCTGATATTGTTTGTTGTTCGCGGTGACTTTATCAGTGAGGCGTGAAAATGCTTCTATCGGATCAATGCCGTTTTCCATAGCTCGGGTCAACGTACCAGGTAGATCAATACCTTTGCCATCAATCGTGATGCTTTTCGCCCTTGTTGCTGATTCACTACTGAAAAGTTTGGCCAGCAGGTTTACAACGTTATTACCTGCTTCACTGCTGCTGCCTGCGGCAATCCCTGCGACCTCATTAAATGCCAGTAATTTCTGGAGTCCATCCAGTCCTTTCATTCCGGCGTTACCAGCTAATGCCATCTGAGGTCCAAGATATTCCGCCATATCCCGTAGCTCAAAATTACCCGCTTTACCTGCTGCGACAGCCATATTAAACATGGCCGGGAGGTCGTCATCTGTCAGTCCAAATGTTTGTTTAGCTTTGGCCGCCATAGTGACCAGATCGCGTGGAGATGCGCCGGATGCAGTAGCAAATTTCATAATCTGCGGTAAGAGATTATTCGCGGTATCCCAGGAAAAAGCGCCGCTGGCCAACATCTCATTCATTGCTTCAGCTGCATCCTCTTTCGTTCCGCCACCATACGTTACCGCCGCGCGGATACTGTTTTTCAGCTTTTCACGCCCAAACTGCCTGCCTTCCAGACCACCATCACTGAACGCCGTGTTCGCCATCATGCTGAGCTGACGTTCATAACTCATTTGATTTCTGACTGGTTGCGTCATAATGGCGGCTCCTGCCA